CGTCGAGCTCATACTCAGTTTTGTGCTTCATGAGTTCATCGAACGCCTCGATGCCCTCCATGTCTCTGAACTCCTTGAGCGCCTCGTTCATACGCGCCTCGTTATTCGCGTCGTCAATTTCCTTCTTGAACGCTCTCAGCTCAGCAACCTCGCCTTGCAACTGCTCAAACTTCGGTTTCATGTCATCATACAGATTCTTATACTCTGCACGAGCAGTGAGTTCTGCGTTGATCTGCTCGAAGACTTGTGCCATCTGAGTGCCTTGCTCGCCCTCATCAAAATCTGCAATAGCAAATTTCTTGCGAGACTTGGACTCAAAATCGATTACGATGTTATCGCCATCTTTACTAAACTTGAATCCATAAAGCAGCCAATCAGTTGCGTCCCAGCAGTAAACTTCAGAAGCTTCAAAATCGCAATCTACATAGATATACCGATTGGATGTGCCCCAATCAGTATCAATTTTTACAGTAGAAAGCGAGCGGCAAATTTCCTCGACAGTAGCGCCAGTAAGGGCAAACTGTCCCTCGCCAGCTTCACCAGCTTCTTCTGCACCTTCAGCGGAAGGCGCGGGCGTCTCATCTTCTTTTGGCTCGTCTTCCTTTGGCTCTTCAGCCTCCGGCTCATCTTCCTTCGGTTCGCCTCCGATGGGTTCATCTTCACTAGGCTCGCCTTCTTTTTCGGCTACCATAGCTTCGAACTTTTCTCTAAGCTCGTCCTCAGTGAAGTCGTCGATATTGAAATCAAGAGACTCGACATCGATTGAGTATTCTTTTGCTAACTCTAACTTTGCCTCCAATACTGTTCCTCCTTCCGTTGAATTGTCATGTGGGTCTATATTGTCAACCTCGCCTTGCGAGGAAATGACCGAGTAGTTAATATCCTTTAAGTCTTGCATCATCTGTTTGAATTTCTCCTGATATGAATCGCTTGAGAAAACTTCCATGGCTGAATCAGGGAAGCAAGGAGTCACGCCGATTAAACAAAAGGCGGTGAATTCGAAGTCGTATACATTGAAAATGCCATCGACTACTTCACCGTCTTTAACCGTAATCTCCATGCTATGCGCAGTGATTCCGTCATCTTTAATTTTTCTGTAAGCCTGTTGTCTTTTCCAAAGCAACACATCTGTAAAGAGATATTCTCTTACCGTGCCGTCACTTTCAGTAACATTGCCCCACCAGTGCCTTGCGCTTTCCGGGACAACACCTACTGGCTCAGTAAGATTAATTAGTTCAAGCTCTCCGTCTTTTCCTGTAACAACATCCATGTCATGCCCACCAAACTTATCTTCCTCTCGGATATAGTGGCAGACGACCGGTACGTTGTACATACTCTTTATCGCCTTCTCAAAAGCGGACTTGGTTATGTTGCTCTTGTTACGGTTCACACCGGGGTAGGCAACGCATAGGACGCCTTTGTCAAATGAAGAGTTGAACTCGCAAAAATCGGTTAGTGATGATGCGTAGGTGAGTACTAAAACATTCTCCATCACAACCTCCAGATATAAAAATAGCCCTGTTTATCACAGGGTTACATAGTGAATGTCAATGTATTGGACAGGAGCGCCTTCGGGCAGCACTCTGTCTCAAATGTTAATGTGTACAAATCACTAGACGTGAATACGTAAAGATGATTCTGCTCGTCAGATTTCAAAAGAGTAAATCCTTTTGCAAGAAATTCATCTCGAGCATCTTCGCCTTTAATATATACAAACGGTGCGCTCATACAAGCCTCCTATTAATTATTTACTCGCGCTCTCTATTTTGCTCGCGACTATCGCTGACTTCGCCAACATCCTTGGTAGGAGCGCCAGCCTCTCCACCAGTCCTACTGGCAATTTCGTCACTGGTCATTTGACTGGAACTTTGCACTGGTTTGAACATCTTAGGAAGTTCGAGTACGGTTCCTTCTAAGAAACTCATGTTGTCCAGTTCTGCCTGACCAATCCCTTGAGATGCTGCATAGGCACTCAATGTTGGGAAGCCGTAGCTTGCGGCTTTGAGATAAGCGTCTCCGAGCTCCTTGCGGTTGTAAGGTGAACAATCCAAGAAGTTAATGTGGAAGTTCTTGCCGTATGGCTGCGCTTGAATGAATCGATTCAAAGCATCTTCGATACCGCGAACAATGCCGTATGTAATCATTTGGTCTGCCTTGATAGAGAGAAGCAAGGCTGATCCTGATGCGCGTGCATTATTAAAAAGTAGAGAAGACACGCCCGCCGCAGTGAACAAATTCTGCTCTGCATCCGCAACCGTCTGTGTGTCGCCAGCATGTGTTCTCTCAAAGCTAATCTTTTCCATGTCCATGGGGGAGAGGACAGAACCAATCTCTTCCGGTAACACCGCGCTTAGATTATGCCAGAAGTCATAAGCCTTATTGAGATCAATACCCCAAGTACCGTCGTCGTTAAGCGGGATCTTTGTCACAATCATCGCGTAATTCTCTAGCGCCGTCTTCGTCAGCTTCAACGCTTTATAATCCTCGATATCGTAAATCTCACGTAGCAACCCCGCAAATGGCGGGATTGAGTATGTGGGTATATCGACGTTACACTTAATAGCAAAAGAGTTGGGCGGGTCGAGTTCTATCCAACGCAGCTTCCTATCCTTCTTGTACATCTCGTATTTTGTTCTAAACTCCGGAGGGTAAAAATCTAGCAACTCCGGGTGACTATCAAAGTACGTGAAATCAAACGTCACGTTAAAACAATGCCCCTCTTTAGATGAGATCGCACAGTAGTTGCTCGGAAGTTGCTGTATGGCAACATCGTCAGAGGTTACCCATAGGGTTATGTAAGTCGTGTCCTCTCTTAAACAAACTGTGAGTACCTGCGGAAACTGCGTCTTGATACTCATACTCTCCAGTAAGTTAAGGACACGGCGATAGTTGTTGTTAATAATTCGAACGTTCGCTTTCTTTGGATCAATCTTATAAGGCTCAACTATGTAAGCCAAATCTGAAAGACCGGCAAAGTATTGAACTAACCTACGGAAGTGAGAGCTGGCACCGTATATATATATGACGGCGTCTCTAAGCTGCTTCTCGTATTTATACGGATTGGAAAGATACCGAGAGATAGCATCCTTGTTATATTTCGCGAATGTAGGCGACGTTCTGTTATTGTTGAGGTCTCGCATAATAAGTTTGTTCAGTAGCGCAAATCGTTCCGACTGAGAATCAATCATCGATACTTCCTTCGCAGAAACATCATCGCTTGCTACAGGTCTCTCGGACTTGTGCTGTTGAGCCTTCTTAGTATGTTGTCCAGCTTGGGGCTGAGGACGTTTCGTTCGCTTTTTTGCCAATGCTATTGCTCACCGCCTTTCCTGTATATTTTGGCGCCCTAATGATAAACATGTCTTTTGAATTAACATTAGCGCTGTATCTTCTTTCAAGTTTTGTTTCTAGTTGTGTAGCAACGTAGAAGTTATATGCGAGGCTGGAGTATCGGTCTTTGCGCATACCGGAGCGTTCATGGATTCTTACTTTGCCACCTACAGATTCATGCTCAAGCTTAGTCAGCTCGTCTATGAGAAGTGTCGTGTTGACGTACGCCATTTTGATCTTCTCTTTTTCAAACTCTGTAAGCGTCTTATATTTTGGTAGCTTTTTAATTAAAGCATCGTTATCCATATCTCCATCAAGTAACAGCCTGATTCGACCGCTGTTAAAACCCTCGCGCAACAAAAAAGCCACGTCGCTATTGAACGACTGGCTTGCCTTGATTGCCCAAATAACTTTCTTTGCTCCCATAACTGTACATCTCGCAGCCATCTCTTGATTATTGCAGCAAGATAGTGCGGGATATATTTCGCCTGTCTCAGGGTCGGACATGTCTCTTGCCAAACAGTCATAGACGCCTAATCCTAACAACTTTGTTATCCTATTAGCTTTTTATCTAATAGTTCTTACAATTTTATTCTCGTAAGTTCAGCGCACCTTTTTATCTGTATAATATTTTCATCATTATTCAGATAGCGCGGACTCGTGGGAGGATTATATTCTGTTATAACAGTTTCACCTCCTGCGCGTTGCGTGTGGTCGAGATTTTACACACGACCTTCCACTCGGGTTGGCATTTCAGCGTTCCCGTTTCTTCCGCACTGCACTTTATATATTGCTATATAAAGGGGCAAAGTTTACCACTGGCATCTAAGACTAAATAATCACAGGCATACTCGTCAAACAATCTCCGTATAACTAACGCTTGATCATCAGTCCGCAATCCTTCATGCGATTCCGCGTAAACTATGTTGCTTGAGTATCTGCCTGCCTTAGTCGGCTTTAATTGATTTATAAAGATAGCCGTAGCATCGTTTTTATTTTTCTTGCTCGGCATCAGCGCGATATCTGCTGATAGTATCCGAATCTCTCCGTTCTGTTTCAATGGAATTCGGACAAGGCTCGACCCACCGACTAAAGAGGCGAGCCTATCTGGCAACATCGGGTAGGCAATTCTTCTATTCTTTGAAATGTTCTCGAAGTCAAAGAACGCATCCTCGGCGCTGCCATACCACATCGCGCCCATTTCCTAATTGTTACCCCTGCTTTCGCAGTATTTGTTTTGGGTTTAGACTATATCACGGCGGCAACCCGCCCCCACTGCTTCCACCAGAACCTATCTCTGGTGTACTCTACTTCCTAAAAGGGTTCGATAGTCGTTGCATCTTATACAATTAATCTAAGTACCATCGTTTATGTTTGTGTATTTATATATTTTAAACAATCGAATTCCCCTTTTGATTAATTGCATCTTGACACAGGGTTGTCTTATGCTAAAGCACTTAGAGTTTCCCTGTTAGCACTGCTATTGCAGTACCCCCAGTAGGTTAAGCTGGGTTCAATGGGTTTAAGGAGCACAGAAATGTTTATGCTCCATTTAATCTCACTATAGTTGCTATCAAGCATATCATCAATTACCTTGTCGGGGTTGATGATACCCTCACTCAACCCAAGCTGGTAAGGGAATCCACACACAAACTGCTTGCGCTTACCGCTGATCATTGCCTTGTAAATGTCTTGGCACATTTGATAAACCCAAGAGTCCTGAAAGTGAGCACTGGTTAAGAACAACGTGAGATTTTTTTCTTTATCATATTCAACTTTCCGCTGCGCGGGAGTTAATTTTTCGTACCTTGGCATTCTGCGGTAGGTCAAAAAGTTGCCAAGTACAGTATCGACAGTATCCTTCGGAACAAGCCTGCATTCATCTACGAGTAACACACAACAACGGTTTCCGCGACTCGAATCAGACGCTGTTACTACTTTGATAACGCTATGATTCTTAAATACTATCTGTGCTTCGGTTCCGTTTATCCTTGTTTCTTTTTCGTCTATTTCAGCACATAGCTCCGGAGAAATTGGTTTAAGTTCTTGGATTATCTTTTCCAATACTAGGATGCTCTGCCCTCTTACAGATGACGCGATACAAATACGAGTGTGCGGGTAGAGGATACATCGTGTAACACAATATATAGCACTTAAAAAGCTCTTTCCCAGTCCGCGGCTACTCACAAACGCAAACTTAGAACTCCAAAACATCATAACCAAAAGAATTTTTTGGAAGGGTCTTAATTGCAAATGAAGGTAATCTTTCGCAAATTTATCTACGTTATATCTGTAATATCCTATCCATCTTGCAGCGCCATTCAACATCTTTTGATAACGCGTCATACCTAATCATCGCCAAACAAATCTATATCTTCAAGCGCATCTGTCAGTAAATCTTCATCATCCTCCCCGGATAAGTCGGGGCGCTCAATAGTAAGCTGCTTGATAGCATCGTCGTACAACCTAGTAAAGCCATTCTTCTTGCCTAGCATTTTCATTAGATGTCCCATCCATGTGAAGATGTATTTTAATATCCTGTTAGTATCTTTGAACTCTTCATCCGGTTCAGGTATTGGTTCCTGATTCTCAAAACGCTCTGCCCATACCCCCATAGGGGATAGATAAACGTCGCTATCCATATCTTTCTTCTTCTGCGCCGGCTTAAAGTTACCGCTACCCAACAGTGTGTTAAGCGTATTTATAGGTTTATCTACCGGCTTACCATCAGCCCTCAACCTATTGATATCCAACTCGAGCATACAAATCTGCTTAATAATAACCTCAGTACCAATATCAACCTCTAAGTCATCAGGCAATCTCGACAGCCAGTACGCCTTTCGCTGCTCAAGCTCTCGATACATTTGGGCATCAAGACCAGTACCCCAGAACGCAACAACGTCTGCGGATATATCCTCCATCTCGCCCTGTATGTCACCTTGCCCGAAGTTAACCTGACCAGTTCTGTCTACCGTAATATTCCACAAGGTTCCTTCAGCGGCAAGAGTGTCGTCGTAACATTTTCCAATGTACTTATTCGCATTGGACTGCTGCAGGTACCCCGTCATCAATGAGCGCGTAGTGTTCTTGTTATAAACCTTCGTATATATTTCCTCGTGCCAATAAATATTTAAAGCCCTGCAGACTTGCCTTACGGCAGCCTTAGGGTCGTTACATTGTGCAAGATATTGCTTGAACAATTTCTCGGTGCACTCTTTGCATATCGTTAGATAACCGACGCCTTTATACATTGGCGAGTAACTCACAAGAAAGTTGCCCTTTCTCCTTCCAAAAGCCATTCCACATCGTGCGCATATAGCGCTGTTGTCTTTGATATCAAGCGCCATCAAGCTCACCTAGCGCTTTAAGAGCCTCGCTCTCGTTGAGCTTCTCCTGCAAAGACACCTCATATAGTTTCGCACTGCGCTTAAGATCTTTGCCACACACTAGCTTTGGCATGAATCCCGGTGGGCAATCAATCCATTCGCCGCTGTTATCTCTCATGCGCCTGCCTTTTCTATATCTCAATCCCAGAGTCCCAAACCCTCTGAAGGTAATTGAGTCTCCATTCGCTAGTAATTTGATTATCACGTCCAAACACGCATCGACGATATTCTCAACGTCCATTATTGTGAACAACAGGTTCCTATCGCTTTGCTTCACCACAAAGTCCTTAGAGTTTCCACAGTCATCAGAAATATGGAATACGTGCTTGGGAGATATAACAGGCTTACGTATGTCATTGTTGCGAAGTGTTTCCGCAACCTTTCTGGAAAATTCCTTTTTGTTCATCCTATCATTCCCTTTGTATCATTACGTCGTTACGCCATAATTGACGCTAACCGTATTATATTTATCAGAGACTATAGTTCGCTTAACCCTTTCTTCTGCGGGGCAACTATATCTCCATCCTTGAAAAACATTTCAATCTGTTCGTCAGTACTACAATCGTTATACACAGATACCATTTGCAAACTCTGCCAGCTTTGAAGCGCTTGAATTACGCTTTCCGGAATACCGGTTTTATATAGACGAGTCGTCCACGCGTGCCTTAGCAGGTGATGATAATAAGGTTTGTCCGACATTGCATCGAATGATTTTGCCCAACTATTTATAGTTGACAGTTCAACATGCTCGCACGTATTGCCGTCTGCATTATGCTTTGGGAAAAGCCAAATGCTATCAATTCCCTTCCTGCGTCGCTCCTCCATCCACATGTCTAAATAAGGTTTGAAACCTTTTGCCAATGTGTAACAAGGTATATACTTACCGCCTCCGCGACCTTTTGTCTTAATTGGATCGCTCTTATACAAAGCGCCACCACATACAAGTTTGTCTTCGTGAAAGTCGCTCACCTTAAATCTACACAGTTCAGACTTTCGTCTGCCGCTACAGATTCCAAGCGCTAAATAACAAGCCTTTTCGTATTGATTCTTCTCTATCAATTTATCCAACAGCGCTTGCAATTCTTCTTCAGTCCATATAGATGGCTCCCTCACTGGCTGGTTAACGGGGCTTTCAACATTATTGATTATATTTTTAAACGTTGGATAATCTTCGTCTAAAATATTTGATATAAAGTTAGCCATGCTTGATAGCGCCGCTTTCAATCTGCGAATCCTCGCTGGGCTATTTTTATTTTCGACTAGCAACCAATTCTGGTATTTAACGATATGGCGCTTCTTCCATTCGGTAAATGGCAGATTGTTGTTGTGCTGTAAAGCCCATACAAAAGCAATGTTAATGTCGTGCTCGTATCCACTGATAGTACCCTCGCTCTTTTGCGTAGACTTTAGATAGTCGAGGAACTCTTGCAGTAGCTCCTTGTTTTCTGGATTGACCTGAGCCAAAAGTTCTGGCGTGGTCAGTTTGTTCATTTGCGTTTTTCTGCCCATATCAGGTCACTCCTTTCCAAAATATAAAAACACCAAGACAAGCTATTGCTTGCCTCAGTGTATAGAGCCGCTCAATATTTTAAGAAGCATTCTTGAACTTAAAAACATATCCATGAGTATGCTCGCGATTTCCACAACAAACCCTTGAAATTAACCTATTGCCAATCCCGGTGTTATCCGCAGCCTCGCGTATAGATGCATATTCGGCTATGTAATTCATCTCACGGTCAAACATGATCACTTGTTTTTTATGCCTGTCCGCAATTTGCTCATACATACTCTTCCTATCTACATCAGGAAATACAATATCTTTGGTAAGGTTCTTCCAAGTTGCGTGGCGATAAATATCATTAATCGTAGACTGAGACACATTGTATTTATCAGCAATACATCTACGGTTTTCTCTGGCGAGTAGACACTGTATGATTTCAAGGACTTTTTGCGTATTTAATTTTGCACTAACTGAATTATCACCACTTCGTTTATCAACTGTAGCCAGTACGGACTTAATCCGCTTCTCCGTAAATAATCTATATTCTTCTTTTGAAAACCCGGCGACTGTATCTCCGCCAGTTCCGCCACTGGCTATATTATAGAATTCGTGACTGCCAGTTGCGTTGTAGAATTTTATCCAAAACATCTCTTTCTCATTGAGCTCGTCGCGAGTTGAAGCTCTATCTATTATAGTCCGCGAGAAATTCTCTTTCCCATATTTTGCTACAGCTCTGCGCAATAATGTCCCGCTGCCTAGATATGTCTCCCAAGAATTATCTTTATCATATTTCTTTTGACCTATATACTTCTTATGATTAATCATATTTTCTGTGATGTAAACAAACCCGTAAGCGTTATCCACAACTTCCTCCTATTTAACATAAAAAACTAAACGTAAAAATGGTCTACTTTTTGCAAGTAGACCATTCGTTAAGTGCTTTATTTAATTGTTCATTACGTAGATAGCCCCAAAACATTTTACCGCTTTTGGGATTGATTCCACACACCTCGTAACGAATATTATGATTT